AAGATTATGCTCCATATATTATCAATCGTTGTTTATCAGGCCACCTTGATTGTATTATGTTTGCGAATGAGATGAATAAATATTCTTTCCTTGATAAAGATATGCAATATTCTTTTTATCTAAATACTTTGAGGAAAAAGAAGAGATTCAGTCCCTGGCTCCGAAAGGATAAAGTCACAGATCTTGAAATCATTAAACAATACTATGGTTATAGTAACGAAAAAGCATCACAAGCTTTGAAAATATTAACCCCTGAACAGATTAATTTTATTAAACAACGACTTGACACTGGAGGAATGAAATGACAACTACCACGGTTGAACCGACTGTAGAGTGGTCTCAAGATAAGATGTTAGAAGTGGTTCTAAATGAACCAGATGATTTTCTTAAGGTACGGGAAACTCTTACAAGAATTGGTGTAGCATCTAGGAAAGAGAAGAAACTATACCAGTCTTGCCACATACTTCATAAACAAGGAAGATATTATATCGTCCATTTTAAAGAATTATTTGCACTTGACGGGAAACATGCTAATCTCACAATTAATGATGTACAGCGACGTAATCGCATTACTCGTTTACTGGCTGATTGGGGACTTATTTCCATAGTAAGTGAAGATAATGTCACAGACATTGCTCCACTTAACCAGATTAAAGTGTTAGCATATAAGGATAAGGGTGACTGGATCCTAGAACAGAAGTATAATATTGGTAAGAAAACAAAGACCCAAGAACCAGAGTAACTAATTGGAAAAATTTATTTTTGATGTTGATGGGACACTTACTCCTAGTCGGCAACCTATTTGTACCAGTTTTTTAGCATTCTTTTCAGATTTTATATCTGATAATGATGTTTATCTTGTCACGGGTAGTGATAGACAGAAGACCCTAGAACAGGTCACACCTTCAATATACAATAAGTGTAAGAGAGTTTATAATTGCTCTGGCAGTGACGTATATGAGGGTGATGAGAATGTTTATAGATCTGAATGGGAATTACCTTCGGACGTAGAACGATTCTTGTATGATGAATTAGATTATAGTCAGTTCCCTATGCGTAATGGGAATCATATTGAGAGAAGACCTGGTGGAGTTAATTTTAGTATCCTTGGTAGAGATAAGGATCCTTTTCTTGGTAGGCAGGAATATATTGAATGGTGTAAGAGAACTAATGAGAGGGAAGATATAGCACATAGACTTAAGGATGCATTTCCTGGATTATCTATTGCTCTTGGAGGTCAGACAGGTCTTGATATTGGACCTTATGGTAGTGATAAGAGTCAGATACTTAGAGATTTTAAATTAGGTCAGACATTATATTTCTTTGGTGATAGAATGGAGGAAGGTGGTAATGATTATTCTTTAGGGAAAGCAGTAAAGGAAAGGGGCGGTTATACGTACCACGTTAATGACTATGTGGATACCCACCTACGTTTGATAGAGTTAACCGAACCCTCTATAGTAGCATAAGTCTTATAATTAATTATGGTTGCCGTAAGGGACCACAAAACATAAACTCGCTTAACAAGGAGCTACTAAGATGACTAACCTAGCAAGGTATCATGCTGCCAATCTTCCAGAATTAATGGAAAGTATAAGGCGCAATGGATTTGGAATGGACGATTACTTGGATCGTTTTTTCAATGAAACAAGAACAGAGAACTATCCCCCATACAACATAGTTCAGGTAAACAATGTAGAAACCAGACTTGAGGTTGCTCTTGCTGGATTCAAAAAGAAAGAAGTTAAGGTTTACACTGAGTTCGGTAAATTAGTTGTTGAAGGGAACAAAGAACAGAAGGATGATAAAGATGAATTAGTCTACAAGGGACTTGCTCAGAGATCATTCAAAAGAACATGGGGTATCACTGATGATACAGAGGTACAGAAAGTTGAATTTGAGGATGGATTACTTACTGTTACAGTGGGTAAAATAGTACCAGAGCATCATGCCCGTAAGGACTGGCTATAAATATAATTGTTCGGGATGGATCAGCGGCCTTTACGGGCCGCTTTTTTATTGCTATAATACTGGGAGGTATGAAAAGATTATGACGGTCAAGGTCTTAATGCTAAAGTCTGGGGAAGATATCATTGCCGATGTGCAAGAGATGTTTAATGCCGATCAACAAGTGATTGGTTATTTTCTTACAAAACCAGTTGTAGTAAAACTTAAAACCACAGGAGTACCTACAGAGGAAGAGTTGTCAGCATCATCTCATAAGACTTCAGATTTATCTGTGTCAATGTATCCGTGGCAACCTTTAGCAAGAGAGAAATCAATTCCTCTCAGTACTGATTGGGTTGTTAGTATGGTAACTCCTGTAGAACAAATTCAAGAATTATACGAAAAGGATGTATTAAACAATGGACAAGAAACCGATTCAACTTCTGATTCTGACGAACAACTTAAAGCTGGTCTCACAGATTGAGGAAATGCCAGCAGCAGTTCCAGGTGAACCTGACTGTAAATTGACAGAACCATTTGTTTTAGGAGAACAGGATACTTTGTCTCCTTGGTTGGTAGACTGTACCAATCAGAACGAATTTATGCTATCATCAGATAAGATCTTAACTCTTGTAGATCCAAAACCAACTCTACTTGAGAAATATGAAAGACTTCTTAAGCCCACTCTACACGCTCCACCTACTCCACCTAAATGAAGTTCTACACTAATGTGCAATTGATCGGGAATCAGTTTCTGGTTCGTGGTGTTGAGAATGGTAGAAGGTACGAACATAGGGATGAATTTTTCCCAACGTTATTTGTTAAGTCTAAAAAGAAGACTAAATATAAAACGTTGAATGGAGAAGTAGTTGAAGCGATTCATCCAGGAACAGTTAGAGATTGTAGGGACTTTTATAAGAGATATGATGGGGTTGAGGGGTTCGACATATATGGTAATGATAGGTACATCTATCAATACATTTCAGAGAAATACCCTGAAGATGAAATCAAGTTTGACATATCTAAAATTAAGCTTATTAGTTTGGATATTGAAGTTGCGTCTGAGCAGGGGTTCCCTGATGTTGAATCGTGCGTGGAAGAGATACTTGCAATCACAATACAGGACTATACAACTAAGCAGATCGTTACTTGGGGAGTTAAACCCTTTACGCATAATAGGAAAGATGTAACATATCATCATTGTGTATCGGAACATGCTCTTCTGAGTTCTTTTATTAACTATTGGATGCAGGATGTTCCAGATGTGATTACTGGATGGAACATACAACTATATGATATTCCATATATCTGTAAGAGACTTAATAGGGTATTGGGTGAGAAATTAATGAAGAGGTTTTCACCTTGGGGACTTGTCTCTGAAGGTGAGATTCATATTATGGGACGTTCTCATACGACCTTTGATGTTGGTGGTGTAACGCAACTTGACTATATGGATCTTTATAAGAAGTTTACTTATAAAGCACAAGAGTCATATAGGTTGGATTATATTGCACAAGTAGAATTAGGACAGAAGAAGTTAGATCATAGTGAGTATGAGACTTTTAAGGACTTCTACACAAAGGGTTGGCAAAAGTTCATTGAGTATAATATAATTGACGTTGAACTTGTTGACCGTCTGGAAGACAAGATGAAACTGATTGAACTTGCATTGACTATGGCATATGATGCTAAGGTCAATTATAATGATGTGTTCTATCAGGTACGGATGTGGGATACGATAATTTATAACTATTTGAAAAAGAGGGATATTGTTATTCCTCCAAAGAACAGGTCACAAAAGAACGAAAAGTACGCGGGGGCTTATGTCAAGGAACCGATTCCAGGAAAGTATGATTGGGTGGTCTCTTTTGACCTTAATAGCTTGTACCCTCATCTTATTATGCAGTACAATATCAGTCCAGAAACCCTCTGGGAGACTAGACATCCCCGCGCAAGTGTTGAAAGGATTTTAAATGAGGAAATAGATGACTTTGATTCTGAGTATGCGACTTGTGCTAATGGAGCACAGTATAGAAAAGATGTAAGAGGATTTCTACCAGAGTTGATGGATAAGATGTATGGGGATAGAGTGGTCTTCAAGAAGAAGATGATTCAGGCAAAGAAGGATTATGAGAAGGCACCATCAGGTGCTCTTACAAAAGAGATAGCAAGGTGTAATAATATTCAGATGGCAAAGAAGATTGCTCTTAATAGTGCTTATGGTGCTATTGGTAATCAGTACTTTAGGTATTACAAACTTGCTAATGCCGAAGCAATCACTATGTCTGGGCAAGTCTCTATTCGATGGATAGAGAATAAAATGAACCAGAAGATTAATAAAATTTTAAAGACGGAGGACATTGATTATGTTATTGCTTCTGATACCGATTCCATTTATCTTAATTTGGGCCCTTTGGTTGAACGTGTATACGAGGGGAGAGAGAAAACTAATGAGGGCATTGTCACGTTCCTTAATACGGTCTGTGAAATGGAATTTGAGCCTTTTATTGAAAGTTCTTACCAAGAATTGGCCAACTACGTAAATGCATATGACCAGAAGATGGTTATGGCACGAGAGAATATTGCTGATAGGGGTATATGGACTGCCAAGAAAAGATATATTTTAAACGTATGGGATAGTGAAGGAGTTAGATATGAAGAACCCAAATTAAAGATGATGGGTATTGAGGCAGTTAAATCTTCAACACCTGCACCTTGTAGAGCAATGATTAAAGATGCTCTTAAGATAATAATGAGTGGAAGTGAAGATGATGTTATTAGTTACATTGAGGATTGTCGTGCTAAGTTTAAGAAACTCCCACCAGAGGAGATTTCATTTCCACGTTCTGCAACTAATGTTACTAAGTATTCAGCACATTCTACAATATATGCAAAAGGAACTCCTATACATATACGGGGTGCATTGTTATTCAATCATTATGTCAAACAACATAAGTTAGATAATAAGTACTCTCTCATCCAGAACGGTGAAAAGATTAAGTTCTGCTATCTGAAGAAACCAAATATTATTCACGAGAATATTATTTCTTTCATTCAGGACTTTCCTCATGAGATTGGAATTACCAAGTATGTTGATTACGATCTACAATTTGAAAAATCTTTTCTGGAACCACTCAAAGCCATCCTTGATGCAATAGGATGGAGTGTTGAGAAAACTGCAAACCTCGAATCTTTTTTTACTTAAATGGACTTACCTGTAAATGACAAGGAATTGTCAACAATTATTAGTGCATTGTATTTGGGTGGAGACACCGCATTACTTCAAAAACTTAAGTTAGTAAAAGAAACTAGAGATATGAATCCTGGTGGTCCATATAAGAAAATTTTACGTGAATCTCATGGTATGGTGATCTAATGTTTTTTGAAAAAGTGAGTCTTGTTACTGGTGGATTCGATCCAATCCACAGTGGTCATATATCATACTTCAAGAGAGCAAAAGACCTCTCTAATTATCTTGTAGTAGGAATTAATACTGAAGAGTGGCTGACAAAAAAGAAAGGGCAATATTTCTTATCATGGAA